GTAAGTCATCATACAATCGTTTCTATGTATATGTTTCTTCAACCATTCTTCATCAATTGATTTGTAAAATACACTATCAGCGTCAATACCTATTATACCATCAACATCTTCGTTTAGTATTGCGTGTGTATAGGCATATACTTTGTAACAAAATCTTACACCATCTTTACGATAGTCATTTGTTTTTTCTTCGTAACTTGTATATTTGTATTTGTTTTTGTTTCTTTCTACAAATGATTTACAGTTAGGTACTTCATCAAACATATCACCATCTTCATTATAAATCTTTAGAGGGAATGGCCAATTATAAGTTGATTGAAACCTATGAGCATAGGCATCAAATAGTTTATTGTTCCAGGTTGTTACAGTTAATATTTTCATTCAAAATAAGTTCTCATTTCTATACTTTTATGAACGTAAATATATTCTGAATTTACCACATTATCTAATATATAATCTAAACTTGTTAAATATTCATGTATTTGTTCTGGTGATGTGTTAAATCTTTTTAGATGTTTTTCTTTTATTTCAACAACAATCATTGGTTTATGTTTTTTAAGAGTTTTTATTGCTCCTTTTAAAACATTATATTCATAACCTTCAGTATCAATTTTAATAAAATCAACATGGTCGTAATTAAAATTATCTAATCTTTTTACATTAATAACTGTTTTTGAATTTTCGTTTATGTGAGTGTCACCAGAGTTTTCTGTATCAATATCTATAAAAGTTTGATGTTCTTTTGATCCCAAAGCAAATGGTTGTATTTTGTAATTATCTATGTTTCTATCTTTAAGATTTTTATGTAAGCATTTTCTAAATTCTTCTACTGGTTCAAATATTTCTACAAACTTAAAGTTATTACATATATCAACTGCCCATAGTCCTACATGGCCACCTACTTCTACTGCAAATCTATTTCTTCTTACAAATTTTTTATTTAAAAGAATAGCATAATCTCTTTGTTGTGTTTGATAATCAAAACCACGATTGATAACTGATTGTTCTTCAATCTTTTCTTTTAAATGTATTTCATTATCAGGTAACCACCAATTATGAATTTGAATCATTTATAATCACAGCCTCACTTAATATCTTATTTCGTGGTCTATTTAAATATAATTTGTAACCTTTATCTTTAAACTCTTGTAATAGATTTTCGTATTGTTTTAAACTTGTTTCATTGTCAATAAGTTTAACTTCAAACTCTACTAAAAATGCTTTAAAGTCAATATTATTATCTAATATCTCTCTACAAAAATCAAACCATACACCTTCAATATCAGCCTTAATAATATCTACTTGTGGCATATCTTCTTTCATAATAGTAGTTAAGTTTCGTGTCATTACTTCTATATAAGATGGATTTTCACCAAATTGTGGTAAAGGTAGTAATGAAAAACATTTTGTTAAATCATTTTTGTCATAATAAAATTTCATCTTACCATTATCTTTAGCATATGCTTCAGGATAAAATGTCATTTTATTTCTATGCTTAAATTCATTTTTAAATAGTTTTAAACTATCTGGTGTTGGATCATAACACTTTATATTTAAATTACTATTGTCATCACACATCGCCTGTTCAAATCCTACATCTCTATGTACACCAAATGATAAAACATTTGTACTATTCTTTACAATACTTTCTGGTAACCAATAGTTTTTATATTGTTTGAAATTTTGAGGTTGTAAATACTTACCCTCAATTTCTTTCATCTTGTTATATAATTCTTCTTCATTCATTATTTTTTCTCCAGTATATAATCGTTTTTATATTGAGCAACTATTTTATAACCTAACTCTTGTAAATAATTTAGCGCTTCGTTTTTTATTCCTTTATTCCATTTTTCAGCAGAACCATTTTCTTCTACAACAATTAAAGGACTGTATTTGTTTATAGTATTTATGGCACCTTTTAATACTTTTAATTCATGTCCCTCAACATCAATTTTTATATAATCAACATCTTTAAAATTAAAACTATCCAATGTTTTTTGTTTTACATTTGACGAAGCAACACCATCTCTGCTTTCTGTTATGACACCTTTAAATGCTTTTACATCCATTTCTTGGTCGCCTAAAGCATATTGAAAGTATTTTACATTGTCTGCTTTATTTCGTATTTTATTTCTATAGTCAAATGAATTTATATTTTGAAAATCTTTAGACATAGGTCTTGTAAAATCACCATCTCTACAACCAACATCTATAGCAGTTCTAAAATTTTTAATAAAAGGTTTAGAAGTGTTGTAAATTGCTAAACATATATCAGCATTTGTTTTATGCACGTTTATAATCTCCTTTATTATATTCAAATGTTTTAAAATCTTCTTTAAAATACTTATATACGATTTCGGCCTGTTCTTTAGTGTAACCAGTTACAGTTTTAAATGTAGATTTCTTTTTATGTGATGCTTTAACATTATAACCTAAATCTTGTAAATACTTCCAAACTGTTCCTTCTTCTATCTTAAATAAGTGTACTGGTTTATCTGTTTGATTATAAAACCATTTTACTTGACAATCAAAAGCGTTCAATAGTTTATGTGATAAAATAAATCTTTTTCTTTCTTTTTTATCTACAAGTAAATTAACAAATCCTTCAAACTTTAGTTCTAACAATCTATTTCTTCTATCTTTATAAAATTTTTTAGTGTCACCTTTTAATGGCAATCTACCACTTATTCTTTTTAAATCCCACTCTATACAAAAATGATAATAACTATAATATCTGTCATAAGGATTTCTTACAGTAACAAAGTATTCATCAGCTGTCAATCCTAAATCTATGTTTTCTTTTATTGTTTTATGAGCACCTGAATTTTCTAGTCTTTGTCCTATATTATTAGTTTGTTTTAATGTTTCCACTATAGATGAACCTCCACATTTAGGTGGGTGAATAAAAATAATGTTATGATTTTTTAATTTAAAGCTCATTGTTTATATATCTGTATGCAAATCCATTTTTCATTTCTTCTAATGTAAATTGTGAACCTAACAAAGAATATAACCACAATTCTCTATCTGGCATTTTTGGTTTGTTTATTTTATTTAACTCTTGTAAACTACGACTTACTGGTGCAGCTGGGGAGTGTTCACTACAGAAACTAGGTATACCTTTCATAACTGCTTCGGAGGCACACATTGAGTGCCAAGAAACTATTGCCCAACATCCTTGTAAATCTTCTTGTAATGGTTTATGTACTTTTTTACCAAAATTAGCATTATCTATAAACTTATATCTAACTCTTATTTCTCTACCAGTATGTTTTTTAAGTTCTTTTACAATTTCAGTTTCCCACTCGTGTCTGCATAGACCATACCATTTTGCTGTATGATATGATGGTGGTATAACTAATATATGACTATCGGAGCTTTCTTTTCTCCAAGGTTTTAATTTAAGTTCAGGTGTTTGCTCTTGTATTTTTTCAAATCGNTTTTTATGTTTAGGATTGGTATCAATATAGTTTTTTTGTGTGTTATTTTTTATTATTCTATACCATATGTCATTGAATACTGAATGTTTTTGATAATGAGTAGCAAAAAAATATGGTTGGTCAAAATAGTACCAGTTATGTTTATCAAAATATTTTTTAAGTGTGTGGGTATTTCTTATAATACCTTGAAAAGCAATCTCATCACCTTCTTCTAAATCATCTTTAAAATTAGGCCAAGTGTTTTGATAAAACTGTTCACCTTGTCCTGTATTTTGTGTTTTATACTTTATGTTTTTAAACTTTTCTACAAAAGCATATAAAAACTGATTACTTGCATATTTGGTTTCAAAGACGTGTATCATATCCTGCTTTTCCTACATAATAAGCATCAACTATATCTGTTACAGGATTATTTAGTTTTGTTTGGTCAAACTCTTTTATTAAATCAACACCTGTATCTTTGACAAACTGTTCATACATTTTTAGTTTATCTGCGTTACCTTTACCTGTAGCATTTTTCTTTACTTGACCAGGTACAATACTTTCAAATCGTTTGTTTAGTTTGTATAGTTTATGTTTTAAGGCACCCATATTTTCTGCTAAATTAAATACAAGNCCTTTACTACCAAATGAATAACCTTCTACAAAAATATTACCAATAGCAGTATCAATAATGTTAATCGCCCAATCGGAAATCTGGTCGTGTCTTTGAGTCTCGGAGGTATAGGGTAGATGTAGTCTGCCATTTATTTGTCCATTA